AAAATTCATGAAGTACTGTGATGGTAATCCTAGTATACTTGAGTGGGGTAGTGAAGAGATTGTAATACCTTACAGATCTCCGCTTGATAATAAAGTTCATAGATACTTTGTTGACTTTCATATAAAAGTCAAAGACATGAATGGAAACATTCAAAAGTATTTGATTGAAGTTAAACCAAAGAAACAGACTAAAGAACCAAAGGTTCAACAAAGGATGACTAAAAAATATATCTATGAAGTTACTGAGTATGCCAAAAACCAAGCTAAATGGTCAGCGGCAAAAGAGTTTTGTGATGATAGGAATTATAAATTTATGTTAATCACAGAAGACGAACTCAAAGTATGAGTATCTTTCAAGAGATAAGAGAACTAGCTGGTAACGAACCAAGATCATATTCTTGGTACCGTGATGCAGTAAGAATGAAATTTCAATCAGGTGATCTGTATTCAGATATGTCTGAGATGGAAGAGTCTATGATACCGACTCCTGGTGAACTTTATATGTTTGAATACAAGGCAACATATGCTGCTAAATTAAAATTCTATGATGAGTTTCCACTTGTATACGTTCTAAGTACAGGTGCAAAATTTTTTGGTGCGAACTTACATTATCTAAGACATAGGTCTAGAATGAATATAATATTAGGATTAGAAAATGGTAGAGCTAGGTTTCCTAAACAATGTTATCATCATTATGTTGTAGCGGGACTAGAAACACCTCTTTATAAAATAAATAGAGAGGATTATAAAACATCTATCTTCCTTCCTATTGAAAGTTTTGTTACTAGAAAGAATGATATGTATCAACAGTATAGTAAATCAGCAGTCTGGGGAGAAACTTCTCAATGAGTAGAATATCTGGCGTAGCGCCAATGTCGAACTATTCGACATTTAAAGAACAGTTTAAAAAATCTGGGTATAGTAGTAGTAATTTCTATGATGTCACTATAGAACTAGACAGTAATCCAAAATTAATTCAACAATTATCTAAGGATCCTCAATTTAATTTGAATTCTACGAAACAATTGCTTAAACTTTATTGTGATGAAGCCACGATGCCTGGTTTACAGATATCAACTGGTGACTATAGAATTACTAATACACCAAATCTAAAATATGCTTATGGTGCAGTATTCAGTGAGATGGAATTATCTTTTATGCTTGATGCTGATTCTCAAATAAAAAATTTGTTTGACCTATGGACCAATTCGATTTATGGTTATGCAAATCAAAGATTGAGTTTAGAAAACTTAGTTGGGATAGGATCTCCACAACAAAATTTTAGATCATCATATAGAGATGACTATACTGTTGATATTATAATTGTAAAGTATGAAAAATCTATGAACGGAACTGTGAATGGCAGGGAACCAAGCGATAAAAGAACTGCATATTCTGTTAGAGATATAATTCCAGATATACAAAATGATAACGGTAATAACCGTACTAAATTTTATAGATCAATTCCAGTACATGCTACAAAAATATTTAAAGCTTTCCCATCAAATATATCTTCAGTTTCACTGAGTAGAGAGGAGACATCTATGTCAAAACTAGGTGTAAGTTTTGAGTATGAAACTTTTACAACTACAACTCTCAACTCTTCATCTGCTGTTAACTTTAGGGATCCTATTAATGGTGGATCTGGATTAGATATTATAGATTCATTGATTGGACTCCTTACCTAAGTGGTGTATAAATACTTCAGATAGTATTCTAGATTATACGGAGTTGTAATGACGTTACCAAAACTTTCTACGCCAACTTATGAGTTGGTTGTGCCATCTACAGGTAAAAAAATTAAGTACAGACCTTTCCTAGTAAAGGAAGAAAAAATTCTTTTACTTGCTATGGAAACTGAGGATGAAAATCAGATGGCAAATGCAGTTAAAACTATTTTATCTAACTGCATTCAGACACCTAGATTTAAAATTGATAATCTTGCTCTGTTTGATATTGAATATATCTTCTTAAATATTAGAGGAAAATCTGTAGGTGAAACTGTAGATCTAAAGATTACTTGTCCTGATGACAATGAAACTACAGTAGATGTTCAAATTGATCTGGATGAGATTGTTGTTGACAAACAGGAAGATCATTCAAACATTATAAAAATGAATGATGATGTGTCAGTTGTGATGAAGTATCCAAGTATGGATCTATTCATTAAAAATAATATGTCTGATGATTCATCGTCAGATGTGGATGATGTATTTGAAATTGCATCTATGTGCATTAATCAAATTGTAGAGGGTGAAGAGGTATATGAAGCTTCTAATTGTTCTAAGAAAGAGATCAATGAATTTTTAGAAGGAATGGATACAAAACAATTCTTGAAGGTACAGAAATTCTTTGAGACTATGCCAAAATTATCTCATACAATCTCTGTTACAAATCCAAATACTAAGGTAACCAGTGAAGTAGTAATTGAGGGTCTAGCAAGTTTTTTCTGATAGCCCTATCCCATGAATCACTTGAAAATTATTACCAAGTTAATTTTGCTATGATGCAACACCACAAATATAGTTTAACTGAATTGGATAATATGATTCCTTGGGAGAGGGAGATTTATGTTCAGATGCTAGTTGATTATATTAAAGAAGAAAACGAACGTCAAAAGAACCAACAGAGTTAATATGCCAGCTCCACTCGCCGCTGCAGCAGCACCATTAATAAAAGGACTCCTAGGAGGATTGGGTCGTGGTGCTCTTATGGGAGGACGTTCTGCTCTGATGACAGGTGTTAGAGCGGGAGCTAAGGGCGGATTAAGACAAGGAATAAGATCAGGAGTAAGACAAGGCGCAAGGAACACCATGAGAGGTGGTGGCGTCGGTGGTAGAGGTGGAGGTAATCGTGGTGGGGGATTGGTTAAGCAAACAAATGACTCTGCTATTACTAGATCTGAGAACGGTGGTCTTGCTGTACAAGGTAGAACCATTAACGAAGGAGGAGCTTTAACTCCATCAGTAGGACCAACCAGTCAAAAATCTTCTGCAATTGTGAAGACTGGACCTACCAAAGATAACGTACTTGGTTTGTTAGAACAGATAAAACAAACCGCTGATCAAATTCTTGAAGTTGAAGTAAAAGAATTAGATAATGATAACAAAGAATATAAAGATACAAAGAAGGACCAAGAGAAGGAAAGAAAACTATTAGAATCTCAGAAGAGAGACGAAGAAGAAAATAAACAGGAAGAAAAGAAAGCAAAGAAAGGAAGGAAGAAAAAAAATCCTGTAGTATCAGCTGCTAAAAAAGGTCTTGGTAATATATTTGATTTCTTGATGGGAATCTTTAAGGACTTTGTTTTATATAAAGTTTTAGATTGGATTGCTGATCCAAAAAATACAGAAAAGGTAACGCAACTCGTTAAGTTTATAGGAGCTATTCCAGGTGCCTTAAAGTTCATGTGGAAGAACTTTGTTGAACCGTGGTGGGAATTTAGTAAGAAACTTTTTGGTGGCGGATTTAAAATATTCATGTCCTTGTTTAATGTAGTCAAGGATGTTATTGAGCTTAAGTGGTTAACAAATCCAGGGGAATTCTTCAACACATTGATGGAGGTTCCTAAAACATTAATAGAAGTTGTACCAGGAATTCTTGGTTCTTTATTAGATGCAATTACTGGTGGTGCAATAACAAAAATTGGTGATCTTGTTAGCGGACTGTTTAACAATCCACTCAAGGGAATTGATCTGGGTAATGTAGGAAGTTTACTTGGAAGTGCTGCAGGTTTTGTTAAAGGATTACTTGGTAATGCATGGACTGGTATTACTAATGCTGTTGGTAATATTTTTGGCGGCGGTGGTGGTGGTGGTAATAAAAATACACAGACTAGAAGAAATAATAGAAGAAGTACTAGTGGTGCTAAATCTACTCCAAAACCAGATAAACCATCACAACCTCCAGCAACTAAACCCATAACAAAAACTTCTGGTACTGCAGATCTTGGTGATAAGAATTATGGTGTCAAGGTAAACGCAGCAAAATCTGTTGAGTTAGATGGTGTAACATATAATTTCACAAGAAAGAAAGATGGTTGGTCGGTCACGACAAGAAAAGAAGTTGCAACACGTAGAGGTAAAAAAAATAAAACAGTTCGTGTAGATGCAACTAAAGTTGAGGGTCTAGTTGCAGCGTTTGATAAAGAACATGGACAACATAAGGATGATGATCCAGTAACTTCATCAGCAGACACTAAAAAGGACGCAAAAACTGAAAGAAATTCTTCTGGGTATTCTGGTAACATTAAATATTTTAGTAGTAATGGTGGTGGTGTTAACAAGTCACTAAAACCAGGTAAATCATATTCATTTAATTCTATAAGACTTCATCATGGAGAACAACAACCAAAGAGACAGGATGGTTGGCCAAGAGACTATACACTGTTACATGGAACTGATTTAAATTCCGCTCCCAATGCAGATATTCCAGTTCCATTAGACTCTGAGGTAACACACGTTCAATCGTTCAGTGGATATGGAAATACAGTAATCTTAAAAAATGCTACTGTAAATATGTTATTTGCTCACTTGAGTAAATTTGGTAAAGTTAAAGTTGGAGATAAAATAAAAGCGGGAACTATTATAGGAACTCAGGGTAGTACTGGTGGTAATTATGCAGATCACCTACACTTGGAGGCAGAATCTGCTGGTCATGAAGCTTTTATTAATTATATTACTAATGGTAAACCTACATATGGATCCTCTCCGGGTACAGGAGAACCTTCCGCACCACCAGCATCAATTACTCCACAACATCAAAATGATCCATCAACCCCACCAAAGCTTTCTCCGACTCCCTCATCATCGGGATCTAATTTAGGATCTGCTCAGAGGGAAAGTAGATCGTTATCTTCTGGTGGATCTAAAAAATCTAGTCCTACTGTTATTAATAATTCAACTTCCACTCAAGCAACCCAAAAGGCATCGGAAACAGCTGTTGGGGGTACACTTCCTACATCTGGGTTGTGGGCAATTTATAGTCTTGCGATATAAGTAAATGTCAGATATTAACGTAACTGCTCACGGTATAAATCCAGAAACAGGTGAATATCTTTCACCATCTGAGAGAAAAGCCCTCTTTAAAAAAGGGAAGATGGGTTCTAAAATTAACACAGAGGCTTTCAAAAGCGGTGTTGTCTCTGGTGTTAAAGCAGCACAAAATGTTAGACAAAAAGCGGAATCTGATGTTGGAGGATTTGCTCAACAGGAACGTGATCTAGATGCATTAAATGGTGCAGCTGCAGGAGGAGGAAAGGGTGCTATTGTTCCTTTCACAGAAGTGTTCTCTAATGAAAATCCTTCTACCGAGAATGTAAGAGTCAATGTTGATGATGCACCACCTCAAGAAGCTGAAGAGTCAAAAGAAAGCTTTAAAGATGCTCTTAAAAAATTATTAGAATCTCTTAAAAGAATAATTAATTTAAAAAGTAAACAAAAGAAAGCGTCTAAAAAAACTGATAAGTTAAAAGGTAAAAAGAAAAAGGAGAAGAAGAAAGAAAGAAAAACTCCTGGTAGAGATATCTTTGGCGTCGGTAGAAAAATTAAAGGTAAGGTAACAAATGTCTTTGGAGATATCTTTGGACTCTTTGGTGACATTATAGCGTTTGCAGCTTTAAATTGGATATCAGATCCAAAAAATAAA